CCGGACCCGTCCCCGGACCCGGACCCGGACCCGTCCCCGGACCCGTACCCGTACCCGTACCCGTACCCGTACCCGTACCCGTACCCGGACCCGTACCCGGACCCGTACCCGTACCCGTACCCGTCCCCGTACCCGGACCCGTACCCGGACCCGTACCCGTACCCGGACCCGTACCCGGACCCGGACCCGGACCCGTACCCGGATATATTTTCGACAGAACCGTAAATTAGTTCCATGGCGCTTTCATCCATTTCTCGGCAGCCTCGGGAGTGACTTCAATCACCGCGGTGACCTTGTTGAGAGTGATACTCGGCACAGCAGGGCCAATCTTGCAAGACTTAGTTGGTCCAGTCGATGCGAGACCCATGAAACCCTTAACATCTGCGGACCAATAAACGCAGTTCTGCGCTCGCTTGATCGTTATGGAACCATCCACGGGCGGCTCCGTCATGTACCCGAAAAATACGCCACGAAATTCCGTGGTCACTACGACTGCCTGTTCTTTGCTTTTCACTTTTCCTCCTTGAATATTCCGTTCTGTCTTGGACGGTTTACTCGGCATGGGATTCCTCCGCGATTTTCTCGAGCTCCTTCATGCGCTTGTACATTTTCCCGCCGTCACCCTTTGGTTTCTTGCTTTGATCGTGCCAGCCAGCCGATTCAAATAGGGCCGTCAGTTCGTCCCACGCATCGACAAACGGCCTCCACTCGGGACATAGTTCGATGGCTTTGTACAGTTGAGCGCGCCATGCCGGGAAGAGTTGCAATAGCCGATAACACCGTCCAAAATCGTCAGGATCGTGAGGAATGTCGTAACGGCCATGTAAGCTAGATTTTCCCGTAATCGCCGAATAAATCGTCAGCGAACTAGTTCCTGTGTCGCGACCGTGCGCCCACTCACTAGGAGACATTGGCGGATTCTCTACGTAATTTCCGGGAGGACACTTGGAATGCATCTCCACAAAAGCATTCATGCACGCCAACGCAATCGGAACCGGCTGCGGAAGATTTACCGACAAACCTTGTCCGCATCGGGTGCAATAACCCATTTCGCCGGGCTTGCCTCCCGGTAAAACCCAATCAACTTTTCGGTCACTGCTGGGCATTGGCGATCTCCCCTGGCTTCCCGCTCATCTCATCTCTCCTTTACGTCCGCGCCCCCGCCTTGATTTTGCAACTCGGGCATTCCTGCGGTTCCTCGGTCGAAAACCACTTGAATCCGCAAGCACAGGCCCACAGAGTTTCGACATGCTCAATGGGCGATGGCTTACAGTCTCTTGGCCGGAAATGGTGCGGACCTCGCTTCGTTCTGGCGTATGGCTGACCCTTGGAAATTTCCCGTTTGCAATGTGTGCAGGTCATCTCATCTCTCTCCTTAGCCGCGAGCTACCTTGAGTTCTGCGCACTCGCGGCATAGCGGCTTGCCAAACAACCAAAATTTTGTGGAGTGCATTTCCTTAAAGCAATACCAACAAACGAGTTGTTTCAACAATCTAGCCATAAATCCTCCTAATCCTCCGTTTACTCTTACTGGGCATTGGCGATCTCCCCTGGCTTCCCGCGTTTTCGATAAAGCGTATTTCTTCCAATTCCCAAACGTATCGCCGCTTCTACGATGTTTCCGTCACACAGATCCAACGCAAATTCGATGTACTCGCGCTCAACCTCAAGCACTACCGCAGTGAGCGGCCGTAGCGATTCCAGTTGCTCGCGGCGCCAGTTTGCATATTCAGCCCGCGTCATGTTCTCCAGAACCTCAGACTCCGGCACGATTTTTAATATGTTCCCCATCACACATTACTGTACCACGCGGGATTGTTCCACGGGAAGCATTATTTCCACTTGACCCAGAACTGTTCCAAATGGGATACTTTTCTCATGATCCGCTGCGACCATCCCGTACTGGTTCCACTCCCGGTCGTACTCTGCGATCCGACCCAGCCGGCCAACCTGCGCGATGATGAGGTAGAAGTGGTCATGCTGTGCGGCGTTTGCCGCGCGAGGGTTGAGCGAAACGGATGTTTTGATTCTCGAGCACCTGGCGAGCATCTTCCGAAATCGGTTTCCTCGGGCCTTCCCATGCCGGCGAGAGTAATCGCTCACGCAAGTTCGTGTACACCAGTCCACCTTCACGCCTGAGTTGCTGCACTGTGCTTAGCGGCATAACATCCCCAGCAAGATCCCCACTGTGTGAGTCCGGAGTTAGGATGAATTTCACAATTCTGATCTCCGCTCTTAATGATGTTTCTTGATGTTTCTTCCTTATTGCGCGCGCTCCTAGTGGGCAGGGTCACCGCTCTGGGTGGGCGGGGTGGTGAAGACCCTGCCAACGTAGTAGGCAGGGTATATTCGCGTCCTGACTGTCCAGATACTCGCCCTTTAATAGTTCTCCATGGAGTCTTTTCAGGAAGATTTATAACCATAATTCGATACCGGGTCGATGCGTCACCAGTCTCAACCGGGGTTCCGTTTAGGTATCCAGCCTCACGAAAGAACGCAAGTATCTTTTGCACTCCACTCCGCGATAAACCAGTTTTCCACACAAGATGCCGCACCGATGGGTACGCAAAGCCGTCATCATCGGCACAGTCCGCAATTGCTTGCATCAGGAGCATTTGCGCGCCTGAAAGAGCTGATCTCCAGACGCACGCCTGAATCTCAACGCTCAATTCGTACCCTTCCTTGAATTACAAGATCGACAAAGCGGTCGGAGGTTTTCAGGATCATCCGTTCCCCCTCTTACAACCGCAATCACGTGGTCAATTGTTATATCTTTCTCAGTTCCGCAGTTATGACAAATTTTGCCGTCGCGAGCAAATACCGCATCACGGAGCGATCGGGGTAAGTTATTTCTCTTTTCCCACGGGGCCGGGTGAACAACGCGCCTCGGGCCGATTCGCAACGCCCATCCTTCCCAATCGCTTGTTCGCGTACCAGGCGGGCGATTGGCGTCCCATAGAAGGAAATCAATTTTCTCCTCTAACGTAAGTTTCTCGAAACAGGACGCCATAAGGTCGTACCACCGTAGAAAACCGTAAGTATTCCGCACAGACATGTTTCCCGACCTTTATGGGGCACCAAGCACGGGTCGAGTCGCAACTCAGTGCCCCGGACCTTCTGGGAGAAGGCGGTAGCAAATATACGGCAAACACCCGATTGACTGTCAACACTGATTTTTTGCGTCGTCGTGGAAAACTCGGCTACTGCGTCTTGAGATGCGGCGTGGAGCGCTCACTTCCACACAAATCGGCAGCTTGGAAAACCAGCACTTCGGCCTGATCCAGTTTCTGAATCATGAACGCCTGGACCTCGCGCATGTTGCCGATCATGTAACTCTGCAACAAGATCAGCGCGACCGCACAGGAATGCAGCACCGAATGAAAAATTGATTTGTTCACGTTAGTTTCTCCGGAGGTGACTTCTCGGTGTAGCACGCACGCTCCCCGATTGCAAGATAATTCTTGCACTGGTGTCACTGTTGTGCTACTGTGCTCCCGCGATGACTAAACAAATTCCCTCTTTCTCTGTTCGACTCAACCGCAAAGAAATGGCCGCATTGCGCCGGCTCATGAAGAATTGGAAGCTAACGCGCAATGCAGCGCTACGCAGGGCTGTCAAGCAGTGCGACGATTACGTGTTCATGCAGCAAGTCGTAAGGCCGAAAGCGGCATGATCCAACGATTCGCTCGGCTCAAGCGCTCTCGCGTTCGGCGCAGTGATAAGGCCCAATCGCGGCACGATATGACCGTCGAACTTGATGGTCTGGTGCGGTCGCTCGTGCTCGCCCGGGACAAACATGCCTGCGTCAAATGCGGAGCCGGTGGGCCGAATGTTGTTCTTCAAGCATCCCACATTCTCTCCAAAGGGCCGGCATCTCGCATCCGGTTCGATACCCACAACGTTTTAACCATGTGCCTTCGGTGTCACATCTACTGGTGGCACAAGGAACCGACCGCGGCTTATGAGTGGCTCGAACAAAAGTATCCGGGCCGACTCGCCGAGTTGCGCATCATGGCAGCTACGGCGCCGCGCGTCGATATGCCTATGCTTCTACTCTGTTTGCGCCAGGAGGTTCTTCGTCTTGAAAGTTCCAGCCCATCTCCAACAACGCATCCCTGACGAGAAGTTGCAGAATCTTCTCGCCGCGCGCGGCTATGATGTCCCGCTCATTGTTATCCGCCTGTGGTCAAGACACATGGGCTACAACAACAAATTCTCCCGCTACGCCGTAGAACGCTGGCTCCTGTGGGCGCCAGGTGCCCAAGGGCGTGCGCCTCATTTCCCCGAACATCTTGCTATGTTTGAGCGCCGGATCTGCGATTGGCGCCGCCTGCAGAATTCTCTTGACAGGTCATACGCAGTTATGCATACTAGCGTACATGAAGACGATCAAGGCATTTCAGATACCGGAACTGCTTCGGAAGCGGCAGGGCGATCGTACCCAGCGCGAGCTAGCGGAGGAGTTGGGAATCAGTCCTCAACATCTCGGCGACTTGCTGTTGGGACGGCGAATGCCCGGTAAAACGCTTCGGAAGCGTATGGGCATTGAGAAGCGGATTACGTTCGTAATCCAAGAGTGACGTTCCCCTTGGAAGCACGCGGCCCACGCGCTGAATTCGGGCCGCGTCTTTTCCTCGATTGGAGGATGCGATGGCTTCAAAATCACCGTTCGACAACGTTGACTTTATCCGGCGAATGCTTGGCTACGATGTTCCACCGCTCGGCGTTCTCGTGATGGAGGAAATGGTCAACCCAACCCAGTTCATCAGTGAACTGGACTACATCAACTATCGGCACAATCGGAATATCTCACCAGAGGTAAGCGTCGAACGCTGGCGCCGAGTCTATGGTCCGACCGCCGATGAAATGGAAGCACGGTACCAACGCGAACAGAACACCAACGCGTAGTTAGCAGAAACTTCAAATAGCTCAGGAGGCTATATGGCAACAGCAACGCATCTCCAAAATCCATCTCAATTCAAAGCAATCCCAGCAGCTCGTAAGGCTGAGAAGCGGCAAGTAAAACTCAAGCTCGGCATTCAAGGACCATCCGGCTCCGGCAAGACATGGGGCGCATTGGCACTCGCAAAGAATCTCTGGCCCGAGGCAAAGGTAATGGTGATTGACACCGAGAACGAATCGGCCAGCCTCTACGCCGACAACTTCACGTTCGACACCATCCCGCTTGATCCTCCGTTTGAATCGCAGCGCTATGCCGCGTGCATCGACTATGCAGTTGAGAACGGCTATGACGTTCTCATCATGGATAGCGTCACGCATCAGTGGGACGGTGAAGGCGGAATCTTGCGGCGCAAAGAGGAAATGGACCGGCGACCGAATGCAAACTCGTGGGCAAATTGGGCTCTCTTCACGCCCGAGCACACGTCCTTCGTGGAAAAGATCAAGCAGGCTCCCATCCACATCATTGCCACCATGCGCACCAAGCAGGAGTGGACGCTCGAGAAAAGCGATAAAGGAAAATCGAAACCCGTCAAGAGCGGCACTCAGCCAATTCAGCGCGACGGCTTCGACTACGAATTTACTCTCGTCTTCGATGTCCAGATGGATCACAAGGCTGAGATCGACAAAAACCGAACTGGCTTGTTCGAAGGCAAGATCATTGACTTAGCCGATCCGAAAGTTGCCAAAGCCATAAAGAATTGGCTGGAGTCAGGAACACCAATTAACACAGCACCGCAGCCGGCGGCCGTCACACCCAAGCCTGCACCAGTTCCTGCCGCTCCCGCGCAGAAAGTTGACGAGTGGAAGCTCGAGGGCGATCACCTTCACTGCCACGTCTACGACATTCTCAAGAAGAATTCCAAGAAGAATGAGCCATTTCTGGCAGTGAAGTACAACGCAACAATCAACGGCAAGGATATTGCCTTCTGCTTCAACGAGCGTCTGTTTGATGCGGTCATGGCGACCAAGGGCAAAGCGTGTGTGCTCTTCGTGAGTCCAGCCGAGTACACAACCATCGACGATGTAATCAAGGTCGGCGAGATCACCTACGCGGACGGAAAGCCAGTAGCGACCGAAAACATTCACGGCGTTTCCGTCACCGATGAGGACATCCCCTTTTAGTGCCAGGAGGCCACAATGAAGCTATACGAGATTCCTACCGAGTTTGCGATTCTTGAATCCGCGCTCATCGAGAACGCGGGCGAACTAACCCCGGAACTTGAAAAGCAGTTAGACGAGTTCCTTAGAGCAGGCAAAGACAAAATCGAAGGCGGCGCAATGGTCATGCGTGGGCTGGAGATGGAAGCGAAAGCCTGCAAGGAGGAAGCCAAGCGGTTGAGCGAACGCGCTGCATCGCTCGAGAACAATGTGGAACGACTCAAGAAGCTAATCCTCTACGCTCTCGATGGCGCGTTTGGCGGCAAGGTGAAAACTGCGCTGTTCACAATATGGGCTCAAACATCGGCTCCGGTTGCGAATCTCGATGTCGCTCCCGGAGTTGATCTAAAAGAACTGCCAGCCTCTTTCGTCCGTGTGAGCTATGCACTGGCGAAGGATGCCGTGAAAGAAGCGATCAAGCGCGGGGAGAAGATTCCCGACGAGATCATCGTTAGCGAAGTACCTGGGACACGGTTTCTCAGGGTTCGCTAGTCACAATGCAGAGGCTACGTGACGCTCTGCATTCAGCGGATCGAGCAGTGACTTTCATTCGGGACAAAAATGAAGTCGTCTTGCAGGGTTCGATACGCTGAATGGAGGGCATCATGGAAACTCAGGAAGTAGTAAAGAAACCAAGCACCATGTTCGCCGAAGATCCGGCATACGATCCGGCCACGCGAACGCTGACACTCACCTTCATCAAGGGTGGCACGTACACCTACGCAGATTTTTCGCAAGAGCACTTCGACGAATTCATTGCGGCGCCATCGTGGGGCAAGTGGTACCACAGTCACCGCGCAGCTTTCAGCAACGGAGTTAAGCAAGTTCCCAAGGACGGTGCCGACGTCGAAGCGGCCTCCTGAGTACGTTCTTGGGCCTGGTGAGGGTCTGTGTGGGATACATGGACCCTCGCCGGATTTAGAATTGGGGAAAGCAATGCGGGCAACTATTCACGTTTTGGACATTTCGGAGCCGGCAGTTACCGAAGGCGTCGATTTAATCGCGAACTGCGGTGCTGTTGTACGCAAGGCGACCTTTGCCATGCGGTTTGAATGCGAGCCTGGGGATCTGCGAAAGTCTCTGAGGGTATGCTCGGGCTGCGTCGATCGTCCGGTATCGCATCGCTATGTATACCTGCTGGTTTCGGCGGAGGAGATGATATGCGGGATAACCTAAGCAGGATTCAGCAACGGCAGCGCGCAACCCTGATGGAGTTCTATCGGCATCACAGTTATCTGCGCTGGCGCTGGACCTGGTTCGGATGGCTGTGCGGTAAGCTCGGCATTCCCCTGCGATACTTTCCTGTGCGTTGGATTGGCGCGTGGAGAGCGGAATAATCGTGGCTTACGGCACAGGCACTCAAAGCTGGTTAAAGTCGACGGAGTATCGCCAGCTTAAGAAAGAGCGCGAGCGGGTTACGGCCGCGTTTGTTCCGAGCCCGGAATCGGTTGAGATGCCGCTTACCTGTCGTTGTCCCCAACGAAGTTATCCCCACGAGGTTAGCGTCCACGCCACACTGCGCACCGATTGGGCGGCATGGGGCGCCGGACAAGACAAGAACCGATGGCCTTGGAGTCTACGGCTACTGGAGGCTTATGGCGAGTAAACTGGCGTTCCACTGTGATGCCTGTAAGCGAGAAAAGGGAGAGACGAATCATTGGTTTTTGATCTTCCGCACCCCGCGGCCCGTGCCAGAGTTCGTGCTTATTCCGTGGGACGACACACGCGCGCGCGATCCTGATTACTCTCACATTTGCAGCCACGAATGCGCACACACGAGGTTAGAGGAGTTCTTAGGCTCACTCCAATGACACTCCTCGAAACCAAAGCCGAGCAGGTATCTCGCATGATAGGGCGAAAGTTTCTCAACCTAACCGTACCTGCCCGCACCGAGTTAGCCGCGCTCCTAGTTCGCGAGTTTGAGCCGATGGTGATTGAGCAAGGACGGCTCCCGCTTTCCGATGGCGACCGCACCCAAAATGCCGAGCAAGCGAAGAAGATTCTGGCAATCCTGAAAGAGCGCCGATCCGCCGGCGTGACGAATGTGGAACTGGTGAAGATCGCGCAGCGGTTCGGAGGGAGAATCCACGAACTACGGCACGAGCAGGGTTACAAAATCACATGGAAGCGAGAAGAAGGCAGGATCTATCGCTACTTTCTCGATCCGACCGACTGGTGATAACATGGCGTCGTATTCAGTACGAAGACCACACAACCCGGACGAGAATCGCGAGACGTATGCAATGAAAACAAGGCGGGAGAAAGCGATGTACTGCCCCGCCTGTCACCAAGGATTTCACGGCCAGGGAGCCGATGAACGTTACAAAGCTCACTGGCGTGAGAAACACAGCAAACTAAAGGAGTAACAATGTACCTATCAAGCTCCGAACGAACCGGAGTTCTTTTGGAACTCATGCGGAATCTAGAAGCGCTTGTTGACGCCGGCAATATCTCTGCCGCCCACGCATTCAGGGTAGCAGTTAAGGCCGCGCACGACCACACGGATTGGCCCGACGAACCTAACAAGTCAGAACCGTCCGCTGGTCAATCAGTAACGTTCAATTCATCGGGACAGACAATATCCGCCGAAAATATCCCGCCTTCCAACGTGGTCGACGAAGAACAACCGGCTAACGTAGTGGAACAGGAACAACCGATTTAGCGAGTTGGGCCGCTCGACGAGCCGACTCTGAGAGTTCTGAGAGGAAACTCTCATGTTCTCAGGTAACTATCACGGTGCGAAGCGGCCCTATAAATCCCCATGACCCCTGCCTACGAACATAACGGCGTAACGATCTACCACGGTGACGTGCGCCAACTTCTCAAAGAACTGCCGGATGAATCCGTGAACTGTGTGGTAACAAGCCCGCCTTATTGGAGACAGCGAGACTACAAGATTACTGGGCAAATCGGATTGGAAATCACTCCCGAGGAATACTGCGATAGTTTGGTTGAGGCCTTCCGCGAGTGTCGGAGGATTCTACGCAGCGATGGAACCTTCTGGCTAAACATCGGCGAGAAATGGGCATCCGGCGGAAATGGTGGCGGTGGCTCGTTTATGGATCAGCGTAAGGATGCATGGTCTCACGCTGAGAATGCAAAGGGATGGAGATCACCGCCCGCTGGCTACAAAGATAAGGACATGGTGGGCATTCCCTGGATGGTTGCCTTTGCACTTCGCGCCGATGGATGGTATTTACGTCAGTGCAATATTTGGGCGAAGCCGAACTGTATGCCGGAGTCAGTCACCGACCGCTCTACAGTTGCCCACGAATACGTATTCCAGTTAGCCAAAAACAACGATTACTGGTATGACGCGGAGAGGGCGCGGACACCTGCAGCGCCCTCATCCGAGACTCGCCTCGCACAAGATGTGGAATCGCAGGCAGGATCATCGCGAGGAAACGGGGGTGGCAAGAAAAACGGGACAATGAAGGCTGTTACCAAGCTGACCGGATCACCGCACGGACGCCACGCGCTAGGAGATAATTTGCCCGCGACGGAACGCCGAAGTGATAAGCAGCGCGGTCATAGTCGAAAGCACAGCGGATTCAATGACCGATGGGACGCAATGACTGTCGCAGATCAGAGGGCAAACGGCGCGAATCTTCGGTCGGTATGGTGGATTAGTCCAGCCCAAACGGTCGACGAGCACTATGCGGTGATGCCTGATACCTTGGCGAAAATCTGTATCATTGCGGGCTGTCCTGCTGGTGGAATCGTTTTAGATCCGTTCTTTGGCTCTGGCACAACTGGGTTAGTAGCCCGTGCTAATGGCTGCAAGTGCATCGGTATAGAGTTGAACGCCGATTACATTGAGATCGCCAAGAAACGGTTGGCTCAATCCGTCCTAGATTTCTCCGTTTCCTAATCCTTCCCCGGGGCGTCCAGACTGCGGCCAAGTCGGACGCCTTTTGCTTGCTTCTTCTCTTTTGCCTGAATCTCTTTTTCCCGTTGGAAGGCTAGGCGTGCGATGGTGGTTTCGTCGACGCCTTCTTTGCGCATTCGTGCGAGGTCTTCCTGGAGAGCCGTGCGCGCTGGCTTCTCGGAGTTCTGGCGCCAGGTGTTGAATCCGTAGGATAAACTGTCGTAGCAATCGTCGTTCCAATCTCCGTGGATTTTTTTTACAGCCTTTCTTTCGTCAACAGTCCGGCTACTGATTGCTCCATAAGTAAGAGATAGATCAGCGGAATCCCGCGTGAGAACGCAGAGTCCATTTGCGAGTCCGTTGTAGAGAACCTGGGCATTGCCGGCGGGGTCGTGTGCAGCTTTGATTGATCCAACGCCGTACTCCCCGAACACTTCTGCCATCACACCGTAAATACTCTTGCCGGTTCCGCGGTGTTGGTCCATCGCCTCATCCATCACGCAGAAGGACATACGCGGCGACTCTGGATCTCGCTGGCTGAACTTGCGCAACCAATTATCCTGAGCACCCTGCCGCGGGAAATCCGTGCTTCCGAATCCGTTCTTACACAAGCGTAAAGCGAATTCCTTCGCTCCCATCTTTCGCTCAATGCGTTCCCGCGTTACAAACACGATGCCATTTGGATTGATTGCATATAGGTGCGCTGCAGCGGCTGAGTTTCCAAAACCATAGTCAATTGACCAAAAATGATTCCAATACCAGGTATCGCCGATCGTGGCATAGGGGACCACCATCTCCGGGCGCATAAAGTCGAAGTACAACCCTTCAGCGTTGCACCAGCACCCATAGAGCATCTGCATCTGCAACTTTTTAGGCTGAGATAAAAGGCTGGTGAGCTTCTCAGGACCATAGAGCGGGTTATCCACGAGCCGAGCAGGAATGAATGATGTCGTCTTTTCTACGGGAGAATCATCCGTCCACGTGGCGCCTCGATATACTTTTGCTGGAACTACGCAGGTTTCAAAGGGCCGATCGTCAGCTAGTGGGGCTTCGTGATGGACCGGACATCGCTTCCGAAGGAAAACTTTTTGCTGCCATCCATGTCCTACTCCGCCTGGGTTGCTGGTAAAGCGCGCACGGACTCTCAGGCCAGCCGCTTTGGGAGCTGCCAGCCAACCGATTAGGTATCGAATCCTGTGCTCTGGATGCTGCCCACTTTCATCAATCCCGAGCCAGCTATATGCGTTGCCCTGATAGCGATCAAGATCCTTGTCATGGGAAAGATACCCGGGACGAATGGTTGCGCCCGAGGGAAAGAGCCAGTGTCCTTCTTGCGCTACCCACTTTCCGCCGTAGGGTTCATAGATCGTCTTCTGAATATCTTTGAGCGCTTGCATTTCCTTGTACGATTTCCGAATGATGAGCGCGCGCAGTTTCGGGTTTTGATATTCCTGCATTGCATCTGCTACTAAATAATATGACTTACCTCCTCCACTCTGCCCTCCCATCAGGAGAAATTCTGCGCGCGAATTTATGGCAGCCTGCTGCGCCGAGTTGATCGGCCACCAGATCGGATCAACGCCGGGAGGCGGATACTCTAGGGGAGGATAGTAAGCAGCCGTGCTCACGAGATTTCGACCGTAATGACGTTGGATTTCTGCTTCGCGGCAGGCACTTCTTGTCCTGTGAGGCTCTCAATAGATGGCAAAGTCATTCCATCGGTCACTGGGCGCTCAGGAGGAGTTCTGCCGGGGAAAAGCTCGGCTGCGGTCGTCGCAGGGGCAGGCGTGGCATCCGGAGCGGCTGGCAATGCTTCCTGTGGGCGATTGAAGATTGAATGGTAGATGCTCGCGGTCGTGCGAACGGAGGGATCGTCGCTTGCAGCAATGCGGCGCTTGTAACGCCCGGAGTCCATCAGTCCCTTGATAACGTAGGCTGATTCGATAGCCTTGCGTTTTTCTTCGGGATGACGGTCAGGATCGAGACCAACGGCGAGCCGCATGATCTCGTGTTCCAGCAATTCCTCTTTGATGGTCATCAGCGGTATACCGATGACCGCTTTAAGTTCCTGCTCGGCTGCCTCTTTCTTGGCTATCGCTTCTTCGGCCTTCTGTGACAACGTGGCCGTGACTTGCGCGACTGCCGGGCCAACCAACTGCTGCCGCTCCTGCTCTAACCGGATGATGTCTTTCCATTCGGCAATGTCTTTCTGGACGGCTTTTTGCTTGAGCAGTTTGTGGGCTGCCGCTATGGTGATCTCAGAACGTTTCGCGCACTCCTCTATCCTTGACTCGTCGGCTCCGAGTTTCAGAAAGAGATTGACAAAGTAACGCTCCTTCTTCGTTAGCTTTGGCTTGCGTTTCTGGGCGGCGCGGGGCATTGCTCGGCACTCCGGGCACAACTGTTTTCTTTCTCCAGCAAATCACGATACCAGTTCGTCAGTTCAACGCGGTTGCTCATTCCAGTTTTATCGTAGATCATCGACATCTGGTGCTTCACCGTATCCTCGGTTGTTCCGAGCGTCGATGCGATCTCACGATTCCCTAAACCACGAACGGCGAGCAGTAAGATACGCTCTTCGCGCTCGGTTAACTGCCGGAACAGGTGCGCAAACAGCGGATTCAGTTTCCTGATTTCTCTTGCCAAAACTTCACCTGGTTCCTGCGGGCCTGGTTGCGCGCTTCCTGTAAGGCATCATTCAATCCATCAGCCGCTTTCAAGAGCACATTGCGGTTGTCTTTCAGATCTTCAATCGCCTTCGCGCGCTCACCATGCGGCAAGTCGGAGCCACGCACCCGCTCGAGTTCGGTGTCAATCTCTTTCAGGTCACGCGCCATTTCGTTGAGATCATCATGGAACATCAGGTAGGTAGCAATGTTTGGGTCTTTCACAAACTCCGCAGCGGCTCGCGGATCTTTCTCGGCTAACTGGTTCAGCGTTTGCCCGAAGGTGGCCGCTTTCGCCACATTCGATTTGAACCGCTCCTCAGCGCCGTACTTGTAGTTCGTCACGCCGAGGACGCCACCGCCGATGCCTTGCGCCCAATCCCATTCTCCCTTGTTGTTGATGAAGCGATTGAGAGCTGGTGAGCCTTTAAGGGCTGCGAACGCGATGCGCTTCTCGAGTTCGACATTCGGCGCCCATGTCCCAGGAGTGTATTTATCTTCCGGCTTTACGAGTTCCGTCGCGGCGCCGGCGTACTTCCGGTTGTAGATTTGGTCGGCAATCATTTCAACAACAGGCCCGGACAGTGTTCCTGCCAGCGCGCTTGCTCCACGCTTCCCTTCTTCTGTCGCTCCCGCTATGACATTCTCGCCTTGCAGCTTCGCCTGAATCGCTCCGAGGACCGGGGACATCAGGTGTGTTCCCATATTGTCGGAGATTAGCCCGGAAGAGAGTTTTCGGTCTCCGATGTGGATGTAGCGCAAGTCTGTGGCGTCTTCGTCTTTGTTTTTCCCAAGGGCTTTCAGTGCCTGGTTGATTGCCAGTGTTACTAACGCGCCGGCTACGCCAACTTTGAACGGGTGCCGCAGGAACCACTTCACCGAGGCAGTGTCCCACCCAGGAAACAGTACGAACTTGGCGAGCGTGCGCTGGCGCTCAGTCCAGTTAGCGCGGTTGTAGTTGCCGAATCCGTCTTCGACAGCACGCGCAACTTCCGCGTCAGTCATCTTTGGGAAGTGCTCTTTGAAGTAGTCTGCTACGACCACGCGTGCTTTCGGGTCTAAGCCTCCCCATCCGCCGGCAAACTTCGGATCGAACAGCACGCCTTTGCCAAATGCGCGTACCCAGTTTGCAGGGTTAAGGTTGTTGCCGATGTATTGGTTGGCGCGTCCGATATCGTTCCAATCGGTGTAGGCTCCGTACTTTGTGAGCATGTCGATAGTTGCATCGTCCACGCCTTTCATCACCCGCTCGCGGAGTTCCGGGCTGGCAATGACTTTCGCGATGCTCGGCCAGGAACGCGGGTCGAAGGCTCCGAGTCCCGAGGCTTGCCCGATTCTGCGCACAATGTTGTTGATGTGAACCATTGGGCCGAATAGACCGACAATCTGCTCCTGGAAGAACTTACGGATTTTGCTGGCTTCCCCACCTCGAGTCGCGTCGTAGTTCTCCATCGTGTCCACTACGGCTTTTGGTCCGAGGAATCGATCGCTAGCCTTGATGCCCGGTTTGCCTGTGGCTTGGACTGCCCATCCTTCATCTGGGTTCATTACCATGAACCGCTCACCGCGGGTTGGATCGTAGACGGCGTATGGCTTGAGTTCCGTTCCGCCTTCTTTCGCTTTCTGCACGATGTCTGGACGGTAGTAGGTCTCGCCGTTGTATTCGATCTTCGAAGGCTGCGCGGTTCCCGCGGTCCACTTCTCGGCTTTCTCGGTGAAGTCGTCAAAGAGTTGTTGCTTGAGCACGGCGGTTTTTGCCTGCTTGAAACTCTCAATGTAGCCCGAGAAGTCTTTGCGGCCGTGTTCGTAGTGATAGGCCGCGGACATCTCGCGCGCCTTCTTGTCCATCTTCGGCGGGCGCAAGCCTTTCTCATGGACGAATGAACCAGTGAATTCGCCGGCACCGGTCTCGGCTGGTAGCGGGTTTTTCGAGTGCTCTGGATAGGTGCGCTTGAGGTGAGGCTCTGGCGTGCCGTTTGCTTCGACGAACTTTGCTGCAGCGCGCTCCGTCTTGAATACCTGGGGTTCGCCGTCTTTCTCTACGGCCGTGCCATCGCGGTCGATGACGTGGAATCCGCCATCGGGCAGTTCTTCTGAGATGCTGAGGCTACGGCGAATCGGCCAGCCAAGCGCTAGGCGGTCGGCGGTGAGTTCTTTCCATAACGGATCAAACTTCTTGACTGCGGCCATCACCTTCGGATCTTCCGTGGCCGATTTGTACTCGTCGGGGTGCTGTGCCTGGAGGAAGTCTCGTGAGTCAGAATCGACCATCAGGGACGCTAGGCGTATCTGATCGTCATTCAATCCTTCGATGACTTTGGCAACATTCGCGTCGGCCTTCGCTTTGAAGTATCGCGGGGCATTGTCGATCAGGTGCAGGTTTTCGGCTACGTCTTCATCGACCTTGGCGAGTGAGTGATACTTGTCACCGATTTTTAGTTTCTCGCCGATGAATTCCTTTACGGCGGAGTCGTAGATTTTCTTTATGTTCTGCGCTACTTCGATGGGATTGATCGCGCCAATAGCGGCTGCACCGCGCTCGCCTACTCTGGCTTTTTCTTGGGATCGGGCGGCTGTAGAAGTTTCTTCACCGCTTGTGCGCGCTTGTCCGGCGGCTGGCTGTTGTAAAGTTCCAGCACCGCCTTCAGCTTGCGGTCGCGGCGCCTCTCCGGGCTTTCGGCCCTGCAACTTCACAACTTCTTGCGTGCCGTCTTTCTTTGAGATCGTGACAGAATCAATCGTGAACTTCTTCCCGTTCGTTACTTCCATCCCAACATATCGTGCTGCCTTGGCCGGATCTACATAGGCGACAGTCGCGTGCGGTTTGTATTCAGGGAATGAGGACTCCGCGAAGTCACCGTGCTTCTGAATCTCAGCATTGATGCGGTACAGCTCTGGCGATTGCACTGGCGCGATGATGACGGCGGCTCCATCGGAGTGCTCGCTCGGCGGGAACTTCTGTGTCTTCCCTAGACTCGCCTCGAACGGCGCTTGCTGTGAGAGGAATTTCTTGATGCCTTCGTAGTCCTCGCCTTTGATGCCGTAGCGTACCGTGACGTGATTACCTTCAACCTCTTTCCCTTGGCCTGCTAGATCGTTGGGAGAGATACGCGCACGGGCCGCGTCGAGTGCTTTGCCTGCTTCGGATGATTCCGGGATATCATGTTGCGTGTTGCCGTATTTGTGGACGATGGGTTGCTCGGTTTGCGGTGCCCGCATTCCCCGCTCAATTTCGTCAGCGGTCTTAACTAAATCCTTGTGATATTCACCCGGCTTGAGTCCGAGTTTCTCGCGGGCTTGCCGCGTAGCTTCCTGATGGCGTGCTGCACCTTCGGCGGTGTTTGTGCCTGGCAACGGTGTGTTGGCGTTCGTTTCTACTCTCTCCACTTTCACGCCCGGCTGCGCCTTTTCTTTGTCGCCAATCAGTTCCGGGCTCACGTCTTTCTTCGCTGTGACTGGCAGACGTGTCAGTCCCACCGATTCGAGCGCTCTGTGAATGTTCTCGATTTCTCCTGGACGCGAGGCACGGCGCGATTCGATGATGACGTTTTTGCCGTCTGCGAGATCCTGCTTTAGCGAAGCAATGCGCTCGGGGATAGGTGCGCCGATTGAGCCGTCAGCATTTTCTTTGAAGAGTGTGCCGTCGAAGTCTATGCCGAGCCTTGGCTGGACCGCGCCCTTGGATGGCGCGGAGGTAGTGTCACTCGCTAGAGATACCTTGGACGGATCAAAGATTACAACTTCATTGCCGATGTCGAGGCCGTCGTATCCGTCGCGTTTCAGCGCGGCAGTAAGTTTGGCACTGGCATTCTCATCGAGCGACTGGATGCTATATTCTTTTTGAAGGTCGAGCACACCTTGCGGACCGTCAACCTTTTTAAGATTGGTTGCCGAAACTGTGGTAGGCAGAACATCTGAGATGCCCTCTAGTTGGCCGCCCTCTTCGTATGGTTCACGTGACTTGCTGAGATAGATTCCTTCCGCGTAATTATCGCCAAGATACGGACTATCTTCGCCGGCTGCAGAAAATCCCTTTTGCCGGATCGCCTCGGCATTGTTTGTGCCGTGATAATAAATCGCACCCGCTGGCGTCTGTTGCGGAGTTTGGGTGCTCTTTTCGCCAGCCCCTTTTTCGGGGATCACTGGTGCTATTGTACCTGTCTTTCTTGGCTGGCCTTCACCCGCTCCAGCCGCTTCTTCAACCCCACGAGCAGGAGTTTCGGCCCGAGCTTCCGGCCTTTCACCACTTGTTCGAGTGACGGTTTCTCCGGGAACTGGAGCAGGTTGCTTGGCAGGTTCTGGCTGTTTTCCACCGGCGGCCTCCCTTCGTACATCTTGCAGTTTTACGTTGTTGAATTTCCCTGCTTCGGAACCGTCTGGATTGAGGAATACTCCGCGCAGGCGCCGCAGTTTTTCTCCATTGCCACCGTTCGTTGTGGCATCGACTAAGACTTTGCCGCGCTTCCATTGACCATCCTCGCCACGTACTTCGAGGATGCGACCACGCAAGTTTTCTGCTTGAGAGATTGGGGGGATGGGAGCCTTTTCTTCTCCGCGAACTTTAGCACCGTAGTCGATCGGCTCGGGCGGGTGTCCCATGTTCTCGCGGGGCACGCCACCTTCGGCAAGATAGTCACGCTTCGGTGGACCGTACTCGGATGGCGTTACTCGGCCGGGGGCGGCGACGGCTTTTTCTTCTTTGGCGGTTTCGGGGCGCGCGGTGGCAAGTCCTTCCCCTTGCTGGCTCGGTTCCACTCGTCCACGTCCACGCCCTGCTTCTCCAGTTTCTTCCGGTGGATGTTGAAGAATGCCTGCTGTGCTTGGCTTTTGAACGGCATTGTCTGCCTCCTGTCTCTCACGCGCAGCCTGTTCTGCTGCCTCGTGAGTCTGAGCGATTCGATTTTCGATTGCCGCGGCCTCGGCTTCTTTACCCGCAGCACGTAGTTCCTGGGCCTTGCGATAATCATCGTGGCTTTGCTCCGTCACTTTCGCCATCTCTGGCGTCTGAATCAGTACCTCGGCCTTCTTTACGGGTTCGCCTGCCGGCGCTTTCGTATCGACAATCGCTTGCACCTGCCGGACAGCATTCTTTCCGGGCTCTCCTGTGACGGAGCCCTCGGCCTTTTGGACGGGCAATTCGCCATGCAGGTTTTCGAGAACCTTGCCCGCTGCCTCTTGATCTGGAACCGTGACCTTTGCTGCTGAGATGTCTGCTACTTGTGACGGCTGTACGCCCTGGCGCTCCGCTTTGTCGCCAATTCGGTCAGCATCTTTCGATTTCCGAACTGCTTCCACTTCGGCGCCGGGTACACCCTTGGTTGCTTCTTCGACGGCCTTTCCGACCGCGGGAGCCTGCCGCTCGGCACTTGCGCGTAGTTCCTCAACATCGTTCGAAGCATGGACAACGGGTTTCTCTTCACCGGCTGGCGGGAGCAGTTTATAACCGCGAGGGATATCGCTATAGGTAGGTTCTGCGACTCCCATGTTTTGACGGGCTGGGACATTCTCTGCCGCTGCTTCGGCTCCGCGCTTCGTAAGATAGGAGGAAATAATACCTTGTGGATTCTGTTTTATGAGTTCTGCAGCCACGGCACGGGCTTCAGTCTGCGACGTGATGTAGATGGGGTGGCCGTTATTGTCTTGGATGTAACCGCGTTTCCATAGGAGATCAGTTAGTGCGTTCTCTGGATTTGCCAAGCCCTTCAAACCAGAGAATGCTGCACCGCCAGCAAACGCGCCCGCAATCTGTCCAGCTTGCTCTACCAAATCCTGCACCTCTGGCGATGCACCAAAGGCTTCGGAGAGTTTCTTCGCGCCCTTGCCGCCGGCATAGCCCCCAGCCACTGACATTGCAGTCAATTCTGGCTGAAGTATTGAACCTACAACCATCAGTGGAGTAGCGGCTGTGGTCGTGCCATGCAGAACATGAGCAAGTTTAGCCGCAGTGATTTCATTTTCTGGCGTGAGAGGCTCGGTGCCTTCTAATTGCCCTTTCGTGAGGGGACGAGGAAAGTTGCGAGCAATCTCCCCATAGCCACGGTAGCCGGTTATCGTTTTCAGATTTTCAATATCGGCAGCGGCTTCCTGCGGAGTGGCACGTCCAGGTTCCGTAAATTTTGGGCCTACGGGTACTGGAACGGCAGCGGGTTCCTCCGGCGAAACCGATGGCTGCGCAGTTCCACCAAGCCTTATAGCAGTAGGTTCTAACCGCTTTACTTCTTCTGGAGTTGCACCGCGGTAAGGAATTGGGAGTGGCGGCTGCACTGGATATTGCGCAGCGCGCTGTTCGCGTTGTTCGCTTACTAACTGAGATGCGCGATCAGGAGATTGTTGTGGAGGAATCCCTAGATTCAGGTGCCCGGATACCGTTGGCAGTTCGGCACCATGAATACCGGGACTGAGATTCAACGCAGTTGGTGCGTGGTCAGCAAGAAGTGGTTGTTGAGATATAGCAGGAGGAACTTGACTAGGCGGTGCAGGGGCGCTAGGCGGGAGGATTTTGTAGCCATCGGGAACATCGGAATACTCAGGCGCAGTCGGCGCGCTCGGAGGTGGGAGCACCTTGTAGCCAGCGGGAACGTCACTGAATTGCTGGAGAGCACCCACGTTACTCTTTCACCCACTTTCCGCCCTTCTTGACTTCGATGGTTCCATCGGGAGCCTGACGTCGTGTGCCATCGGGAGCGGGTTGCGGTTTCGTTTGTGGCGGTGCTGCGGCCGGAGCGGGAGCGGGTTGCGCTGCAGGTGCTGCGGGTTGTTCGGGAGCCCAGTTTGCATTTCCCTTCGCGTCTACCGTCACAACTTGGTGCGGGCCAGCCTGCCCAATATTCGCCATGTCCTCTTCGTAGGCGTTCTGAATCTCCTGCAACTGCCGCTGGTATTCCTTACCGCCGTTCGGTTGATACAAACGCCTTGCATGATCAGCGTTCGCCTTTTCGATTGCCGCATTCTTTCGGTCGGAGATTGCGCGTAGTGCCTGTGGAGTGACTTCGCCTCTGCCGCCCTTCCCGAGATCACCTTTGGCTGTTGAGATGATCTTGTTCATGTCCTCAAGCGTTTGTGGGGGATGACCGTACTGCTGCGTAAATAGGCGCGTGGCGTTGGCAATCTGCTGCGCGGTGTATTCGCCTTCCGTGGGTTGCCGGGGATCAGGAATCTTGCCGTTTGCCATGAAGAGAATGCGGTTCAACCCTTTGAGTCCTAGTCGATCAGCCTGCGAGCCGCGCTGATCGAATTCCTTTTGATTGAGTTCGAGTTTCGCGGCCGATTTCCGCTCTTCGCTTTCGGGCTTGTTCTCGGCGTTGATGAGTCCTGTGGCACCCGTTGTGAGATCCTTCCCTAATGCGGCGTTCGCACGGAATTCGCCAGCCTTCGTTTTGCGCGCTTCATTGATATCCTTCCAGGTCTTGAACGCGGTATCGATGTCGGCATTGGTTGCGCTGAGTGCTTGTGCTCTACGTTCCTCGGCCCGGCGATACTGGTCACTCGGTGCGTTGTATGGCGTGGCTCCGACTAGCTTTGGATCAACCGCACCCTCAACCGCTCCGAGCACTCCACCGCGCGTGAGCCCTGTTAAGCCTCCACGAACACCGCGCCACACCTTTGAAGCCGTGGATGCCTTTGGGTTGACGTCGACCATCTGCCCGGTATCGGGGTCATACTCTTTGGTCGTAGTAAGACGCTGCCCGGTTTTCGGATCGAACAACGGTGCGGGAAGTGCGAGTTTATCTCTGCGCTCCGTGAGTTTCTGCAGTTCTGGCGGCGTTGTTGTCGACATCTCATCTGCCGACCGCGTTGCATTCTGCGCGTTCTTGTAAAGCATCGAAAGTCCAGCACGCCCGAATCCTTCTTCGTCAGTCGGTTCCGTCTCGCCTGCTCCGCCAAGAGCACCTGCAGCGGTCGCGCTCGGAGATGGTTTCGGCGTGGACGATTGCGGCATATCAACGGGCGGCGCTCCAACCGAAGGCGCCTTTTGAAATGGTGAGCCGCGCAGAGATTCGAGCATAGCGGGGTTCGCCCGAACTTTGTCCGGGTCGATCCCTGCCGCAGTGAGCGGAGACGATGCGCTTGGAAACTGCTCTAACTCGTCTTCGTCGTCCAGTCCAGACTTCCAGTTATTTGCCATTTGTCATCACCCTGGGATGTTGATATTCGCCTGCCCACCAGCGGCGGTTTTTCCAAGCTGTTGCGCGAAGGATTCGCCGAGGACATCCATGAAACTCGGCTGTTCTGCAGCCTTGGCCGCGATACTCAAATCGCCCTGAGCGAGTTGCCCTTGTTCTTCGGCCAACTGATTCTCCATGCCTTCCTTTGCTTGCCGTCCGCCAAGCACCGCTTCGTTGTAGCCAACACCGGAAGCGAGACGGCGTTCAGTTGCTGCCGCTTCTTCGGCTCCAAGTGCGCGCTGATTCTCATGCTGCATCCGTTCTGTTGCCGCGATCGCGCCACCCGCGTTCTGCCCGGAGCGTACTGCCTGTCCCTGTAGCATCTGGCCGGCGTTCTCAGCGAAACCAGCGGCAGTGTCCGCGAGTTCCTGATTCTGCGCGGTTTGAACTTGCCCACCTTGGACATAGGGATTGTTGGCCTTGAATGCGTTCAGTTCATCGCCATAGCCGGTAATATCGTTTTGCGCTGTATTGAACGAGGTGTTCGCGTTGGCGTTATAGACTTTGTTTTGTTTGCTGGCAGTCGAAAGGACGTCAGTCTCTTGGTTTCGGCTCACGCTTCTACCTCCATAGGTTGCTCTTTGCTTTCCCGCTCGCGTCGTTTCGCGTAGAACCGTTGCAACGCTGCATTTTCCTCGGCATCAAGGCGGCGGTAAAAATCAATGTTGCGACTCTTTATCATCCCAAGAATACGTTGTAACCCGTGCTCCATGTCAGAAACTCGCTCGGGTGGAACAAGGATGTGAAAGTCCTCATAGCCGCGCTGTCGCAGCATCCAGAACACCGCATCCTGTTCGTGCATTGAGCACACCGTTGCCTCGGCGTCGATGCCATAGCAGGTATGCTCCACCGTCCGCTCGTAGATGTGACCTTGCACTACTTCGCCCGTTTCCAGACTGACTGCCGCCAGAGCGAGAACGATGTTCGGCATTCTCTGACCGTGCGCATCAAATACCACAGGCAATCCATAGCTCGTTTTGTCACGCTCATTCTGCTCACGTAGCTTCTCTTCGAGTACGGGAATATCCTCGGGCCGCATCTCCCGCAGTTTCGTCTTCATTGTTTCGGGCCGTCTCCACGTCGCACGTTCACGTGTTTTTCAAGATACGCTGCTACCTTGCGGTGATGGTCATTCAGTTTCTTGAGTTCATCGGCTTTGATCTGCGCGAAGTCCGCAATGTCGGTTGACTTGATATGTCCGCAGTGAGGACACGAAAGCACTCCAAACTCGTGAACGAGATGATGCTCGCCTTTCGTGTCCGGGTTATGGAACACAACTACGTGACGGGACTTATCCGTCTCTACCCACTCGTCTTTGATTCGCCAGGTCATTATCTATAAACGTGCCAAACCGCCGACATCGCAGTTGGGGTTCTCGATGATGCAGACGGATTGCATACGTAAAAGTTGACGTTGCCAGAAGTCGGCACTGAATAGACCTGCAACCATGAGTAGAGGTTTGAACTGCTCGGCGCTGCGCTTAGAGAAAACCCAATCGTATCTGACGTTGCAACTCCGCTGGCTGCTGTCATTACTACAGTCGCACAAGAGCCTGATGAAATCGCGGACGTTCCTAAAGCAGTCGTGCCCGAAGCGACCGTGATTGTCACCGTTCCTGATGATGGAAACGTTGCTGTCGAACTGATGCCTGTGCCGCCGTTCGTCTTTGCGAGCAATCCTGTAACCTGCGTTGGCAGGTTGATGACGGTGACGGCTCCGAGACAAAAGATGGTGCATGCGAGAAGTCCTAGAAAAATCGCCCTGCGCGCCATTTAGTACCTGTAATTGCATATAAGTGTGGTTCCTGTCGGCGGTGCGGTTCCGTAAGTCATCGTCGCAGTAGCCAAGGTGAAATCTGCTCCACCAGCACGTTGCTGCACTCCATTTTCAAAGCAGTTCAGGCTTGCCGCAGGACTGGGAGTATGCGCCAACGTGAAGGTAACGTTTGAGCCGTTGATCGTCCCACTCGGCGTTTCGTTGTCAGCAAAGGTGCCCGTGAGAACCGTGCCACAACTGTACGTGTGAGTCGCTGTCGCATATTGCAGCGCTCCGCTCGGGCAGTTCGGAACGGAGATCCATGAACCTGTTGCTGCGGCCGTTGTACCTAAGAATTGATCGGCTGCCGAATTTGTTGGGACGGTTGTGCCGTTATCTTTCTGGCAAGTGATGACGTTCGAGCCAGAGGTTGTGCAGTCTCCGCTCAATTCCGAAGCGCTTAGCGCGCCGGATGCCGCTCGGGTAACTCCGGTTCCAAGGTTATTTGATCCAGTGCCGCCGTTTCCGGTTGGGAGAATCCCAAGCACCTGATAAGTGAGATCGATGCGGGTAGCCGCTCCCATTAGGAAGCCAACCGAGAACAGAACGAAGATGATTGCCCATGCCTTTTGTTTAGAATATTCCACGAGTCCCCTCCTACGAATTCACGCCAAACATGACGTTCAAATCCTGAGTTAAGCGGCCACCGTTATTGCCGAGTGTCCCACCGCCGCCGGTTGAACCGCTCCCAGCATAGACAGCTCCAACGGGCTCAAGATCATCTTGCAAAATATCTGCCAGTGTTCCCGCAAGGCGAAACTGCGAACCATCCCACCCAACAAATTGGTCGTTTGCTAGGGGTGTTCCAACAATCGTTGCCGATGGCCGAAGCGATTGCGCGACGCCTTTCTGTGCAACGTAAGGTGTGAACGGTCCACCGGTGCCACTGATTGACACTGAGGGGCTTGTCCCTGCAAGTCCCCACTGCACCATCGCAAAATTGGTTTGATTAAAAGCCGCTGCAGGCGATAAGGCACTTGAACCGACGTAGCCCGCATCAATGGGAGCCACTTTGTTGATCTGGTAATCCGACCAAGATTTCTTGTCAAAGCTCGATCGCAGCCGAAAGTAGTAGTTCCCACCCGGCGACTGGATCGACACTGAGGTATTCGTTGTTGCCGGAAGCGTGGTTACGTTCTTCGTGAAGCTGGCTAGCCGTGAGTAACTGATCTCGTGGTAGATCGGCGTCCGCGCTCCTGCGGGGTTGGCGATCTCTACGCTGTAGACGGCGTTTGCGCCTGAGACCGCGTGCGTCACGCCCTTGGGAGGTGCGCTGGCATTCGCCTTGGTTCCGCCTGCTTGAATCAGGTTTCCGCCTGGGGAGAGTGCTGTCAGGTTTGCCAGCACAATCTCGTTCATCAGATTGCGGAAGTCGTCACGCGAGGACGGCGGGAGCATCCGAGCAACACTCTCCACCAAGGCCTGCGGATTCGCTTGAATCGTTTGGCTCATCGGACTATACTCTCGCGCATGAATCGTCGAAACTTCTTAGGCATGATGGTTGGCGGTATTGCCGCTTCTGCTGCGGTGCGCACATGGCCGTTTCGGGTTTACAGTTTTCCGAAAGAAGTTCTGTGGCCACCTTCCGAGAAACAAGCTCTCTTTATCAATAACGATGGCGTGTACCGTATTTTTGGTGGATCTCGCAATGGCTGGAAAACCATTAGCCAAGAGATCGACATTGCAGAAGCGAAGCGCATATTTCCGGGCCCGTTCCACTGGCAGGATCGTGGCGGAGTTCGCTATTCGGTCCTGCAACCTGACGGCTCCGTTGTGGATGCTTAGCCTCATCGGTCGCCCACATCCCTTCCGGGTGTGACTGGAATCATATAGGTGGTCATAGCCTTGAGACTCGCCCAGTTATCCGCCTGCTTACCGTTCGTGAACCGAACGCGCCAGAATTCGTTGATTGCCGGAGGAACGCGCCGAGTAATCCCAATGTTCTGTTTCGGAGTAAGTGCAATCGGCTCCGCCTGAACTTCGTCCAGCATCTCAACCAGCTTCGTCACTCCGCCTTCGTCCGTCTCCATCGAACGGCTAGCGATGAACGAGGCAAACAGCGTACCTTGTCCGCAGGCGTTGAGGTTAAATCCTTCCGGCTTGCACACTGCTTGCATCAATCCCGAACTCATCGTTTCGTACTGGAAGTCGATACCACCGCCGTTGTCGTTGAAGACGCCCGGGGTCCGAGCATTTACCAGCCCATCGGGAGCACTCGAAGCGTGGAGTAGTTGTGTAACTTGGAAACTCGATTCCGGCATGGAGTTGAAGCTCGGACCATCAAGATAGGCATTCCCGCCGGGCGGGAGCGTGCGCCGCATCCGAACACACAGGAAAGCCGCACAGTCATGCGGAGACCACCGGCGGCAGGCATCCATTGAAATCTCGCGTCCTGAGAACGTGGAGAAGTGGATAGGATTGTTCCAACCTTCGATGTAACTCAGAACGTATTTTTTATTTGGGACGGTGCTTGCGCCTGTTGGAACCAGCACGATGACGGTATGCGTATCTTCGTCGATGCTGACTGAAATCGTGCTGCCAGCGGCCCAATTGATTTGTCCCCAGAGCCGCGGCACTTCCTTGGACATCATGTCCGGGTCACTCATGTCGTACTTGAATAACCCTTTTTCACAAGCAAAGATGATGAACTTGCCACATGCTGCCCACGCCCTGAATCCGCATGGCCCAAGCGCTACTGCCGGATCGGAGCCACCCCACCGCCGTTGCGCCGACCAACTTGCGGGATCTCCCGTATTCGGCGAGAGCGTAAACCCGCCACTCTGCATCATGGCAAAGGGAATGCCTTTGTATTTGTCCGTCACGCCAAAGCATATGTCGCCAGCGCTTGAGATAGGAACTGGACTGAGGTCGGCATAGAAACTTTCGTAATCGCCTTCGAGACTGATCCAAGGTGCAGCCTGGTATCCTGGCACCCCGGTGACAACCAGCCGGTTGAGAGTTTCGAGGTAATCGACGCGCACGCCCGTAGGAGGAATCGTGATTTCTAGTCGGTCATCGACGTTGTTTTCTGTGGTTAGATACGTGTCAGTAAAGTTGAACCACGCTTGCGTCGTCTCGTTGTCGAGAATCACTGTCGCACTCTGTTCTACTTGGTCGACGAGTGTTTGATCAGGGTAAACGTCATTCTGTGATGGCACTTGGAGGTCAACGTTGCCAATCCAGTTAAACGGTCCAGCCTGCGTGCCGTCCGCGATTCCGAACGCGATGTATCGGCCAACCACATTCGGCATTCCTGTGAGGATGTTGAATGCTCCAATTTCGTAGCCATCGAGGTCAATGATCGTGCTGACGACGCTACCCGCGGTGAAGCCGGAGAACGTTTCTTCCTGGTTGATCCATCCCATCGCAGCGTAGCGATAGCCTTGCGTGCCGTTCGCTCCACCTGTGGCTGTGTCAGCAACGATGGCTCCGCCCGGGCCAGTGGTATTCGTGATCGGCGGATTTGGCCCTGTAGCGGCCGAGAGGATGATCGGCTGATCCTGGGCCTGATAGTAGCCTACGAGCGCGAAGGCGGAGGATGGAGGCGCGGGATCGCCTGTCGGAACATCCGCTTCGTAGATGCCGACACTTGAGATTGTGTAGAGTTGCTGATTATCCGGGCCAAGCGGGACTGCCACGTTCACGAGGACAGCATCATTGCCGTTTGTGTTGATAACGCTGTTTGGCGGTCCTAGCGGCGTTTCTCCTTGCGCGTTGGTGTAGGTCTGCGCAACGTACACATCACGCCCTGCCGCAAAGGTTCCTGCCGGCAGAGTGGCTGTGTTGGCTGCGGGAATATTCGTGTTGGCGCCCGCTGTGAGAAGTACGGGGCTTGTTCCGAGCGCGTGCGGGTTTCCACCATCAAACCAGCCGCCCGGGGAGAAATTCGTCTGTGAAACCCAGATGTTGACTCCGGTGACAGTCGGGCCATAGCTTGCCGCTAAACTGACTTGGAAGCCTTGCCCTCCTGCGGTGACTTCGATGCTCGTAATTTCGCCAAGCGTGGTTTCGCCGGCACCGTTCACGAGGGTCAACGCAATCTGGTAAACCTGTCCCGAAGTCCACGTTCCGCCGACTCCTCCAACCAAAGTAACGGCGGGCGGCCCAGGCGGAGGAACTACGCTGCCTGCGGGAAGCCGCTGAATGTTTGGCTCGGTTGTTGGTGTGGGAAGCTGCCCAGCAGTAACGCGCGCAGAGCATGTCGTTGGCGGCGCTGCTCCTGTCCCTGCGCCAGTGACGTTTAGGGTTGCGCCGAGCGCCGTTGTTGTTCCGAACAGTTGATAGGTAGAAAGCGCCGGCGCGTCTGCGGAATGCGTGACGATCGCAACGTAGACTTTCGCGGCGCTTGGCCGATAGAGTGCCGGCGGAAGCCCTTGAATCCATCCAGCCATCGATGCAAGCGTTGGAATCGTAACCTGAACCTCGGTCGATCCAGCAATCGTTGTGATGAAAAGCGGCACTGACGGCAAGGTTTCGCCCTGCGGATTCACCAGCGTGATGACGATGTAGACATCTTTTCCGCTGGCAATTGTGCCACCGCTGTGCAGAGCGAGCGCCGGCTGCGCGGGAGCTGGAAGACGGTTGGCAATAACCATCGTCTTCTCTTTCCACGTGATGCCGTTGTCGTCGATCGTTCCACCTTCTGTGAGCGGAAAGATTGGAGCGTTCGCGCCAGTCGTGCCTGAGTTCTGCGCCTGGTAGGTGTGACCGTTGCCGTTTGCTGGCGTTGGAGGCGTGCAGACTTCGCCCTTGAGCACAGGCGTGTTCGGAAGCCAGCGGAACCCGAATGGCTTCATGCCAAAGGGATTCATGGTCTTCGCTTTGGGGTCCATGTTAGAGATCGCGCTCAGTGCTTTCAAAAGGTCGCTGTACGCGGTAAAGACTTTGTTACCAGCACTCGCCTGGATAGCGTGCGCATTCTGCGGTTCGGTGAAGTTCGTTTGTGGGAATCTCACCATATGGCCAGAGCCAACTGGATCTTCGAATTGAGATCCTTGGGTTGGCTGGAAGGCGAGTGGAAGCTGGAAAACCGGGTCCGAAGCACTTACCGGAGAGTAAAGGAAGCCGAGCAGTCCTGTGACGGGTGCCTCGTCGTCGAGGCATTGCATAGCAGCGTTGTTCCCCGCGCGAGTGACGGCCTGGGTGGGGCCGCCCGAGTCTCTAGTGAAGTCCACATTGTCACAGAGAGATGCCAGTCCGAGCGGCAGATTGGTACTGTCGTCCTGATCCACCAATCCGAGGAATCGATTTTGAACTAACGGCTTACCAGCCCATTGCACGCTTTGTCTCTCTGGTGTACGCTGATTGCGCTATCTGTTGGCCGTTGGCAATTGTCGGCAAATTTTGCAAGCGATTAGAAGTCTGCAAAACAATCAACTGCTGAACTTCCAATGGCAGCCTAATCCGAGGCCCGGGCCGGACTGCGAAACCGGCCCAACTCGGCCAATCCTATTGCTGTGCCGGGATAGCGAAGAACAGTTGCACCGAGCCAGCAAGCTCCGCCGCAGTGTAAGCCGCGTTCGTTGCCTTCTCCGCGCCACCGGGCTCATACATGATGAGTCCGAAGTTCTTCAGCGTCGGGACGGCATTCGGGTGAATGCAGACGTAGGAGCCACCGATGTCAGCGTTGAGCACTCCGTAGAGCGTTGGCGGCTGCTGCAGGAAATGGTTGTAGGCGTCCTTCGGGTCGGTGATTCCGCCGTCCGTGCCCTGGTTCTGGCTCGGAGTGAGGTTCAAAAGGTCGCCCACGCCGTTCACACCATAGTTGCCCGTGAATGTGGCCTGCAGCACAAAGCCTTTGTTGTTGTTGAATTCTGTCTCGCCTAGATACTGAAGTTTTACCGACATGTTGATTTCCTCCTCAGAAAATTTGTTCTAGTACCACAATCCCTGGCCCCACCCATACCAGCCACTTCCCGTACTATTTCCCATCTTCGCCAACCGCCGCGGGTTCTTCTGACACTGCCGAATGATGTCCGCAACGATGTTGTCGACTCCTGCTACGGCTTGCTGCTCGGCTCCGGCAAAGATCGTTGTATTGCTGCGTTCAATGCCAGTCCACGCAAGCGTTGCCGACGCCAGCACCATCGTCATGCGCGGATAGAGCATCAACTGATCTTCGTCCTTCTGCAGTGGAGGCGGATCGAAGCGTCCATAGACCTGAATATCGGTTGGTCCCGCAACCGGAGTGATGGAGAGTTTGTAGCCAATCCACGCATAGGTGACGATGACCGCGTAGTTTCCCGGCGTGATTCCTGGCGGTTGAACGTGGGGAAGGGTATCGCGCGGCCCGTAGGCTTCGGTGTAGAACTGCGGCAACGCACCGGCAGTCTTCACCCACATGCGAATCGGATCAAAGAGCCCGAAGAGTTGCCCGCGTGTCTGGTTGGGACCGTCCCACTTCTGATAGTCAGAGAGGTCGGAAGTTCCCTGCGGCACGGCGAGCAATTCAACGAGCGCTTCGAAGTTCTTCCCACTGGCGTTTTTGATCTGCAACGCCATTTCCTCATACGCCTGGTTGATGAGTGGAACAAGGTAGTTCCGCGAGTAGAGGTATCCAGTTTTGTCACCGGCGAGTCCCTGGATTCTCTGAATCACATCACCAAGCGTATTTGGAATGACGTTAGCCTGTGGCATGGGTTAGCTCTCTTTGGCTGTCTGCTTCCCTTTGCGCCGCGGTTCTTCCTCGGCGTCGTTGGTGTTGAGCAGCGCGCGCTTGTCCGCTCGCCGTTTCGATTCCTTCACGATGGCATCCCACTCATCGCCTTCGTAGCGCTCGAGCCACACGGCCGGAACCGGCAAGCCAGCCATGAACGTCTTGAACGCATCGAATGGCGCATTGCAGTTCTTGCAGAAGTGCTCGCCCTTTTCGCTTTGGCGCGTGCCGCAGCCGGGGCAACTGACTGCTTGAACGGTCGGGCTATCGCTGAGTTTCTTCGTCGCCCAATCCTCTTTCTCGGTTTTGTAGCCCTTGTCGACTGCCCAGTTGTGCCAGAGCACGTGATACGGACTGAGTTGGTTGCGAATATCATCGGCGCGACTGTTCGCGAAGCGGTGTCCTTCGGAAATCTGGAATTCGGCGTATTGGCGCTGCTTCGTGAGCGCTTCCTCGAGACAGGTATCGAAGTCCATGTTCTGAATCTTGTAGACGTTGTGAGCCGGATCACTGAGTTCAGGATCGATGATCGGCACGCGGATCAGGTTGTTGTTGCGCTCGCGCCGCTTCACATCCAGTGTATGCACGTCGCCTTCGAAGATGACGATTCCGCCCATGTTCTCCGCATCGATCGAGCCGGTAACGTAGTGCGAGTAGAACTGGTGCGCGATGCCCACGGGCGAGATGTGGTCTGCCTTGATTGAGGGAGCGTCAAAGCCTTCGAGGTTTTCTGTGCCGATGATGACTTCCCAAACCTTCGCATTCCAGAACGTCACATAGCTCGCGGTGAAGGTGCGGCCCTTGAACTGGAGCGAGACTTTTTTCCCGACTCCCGCCGGCGGCACAGACTGATCCTGGAGCACGCCCTGTAAGGTGAGCTTCACAGGATTGAAGTTCAGCACGGTCGCCGGAGCGCATGGGCCGTCCCACACGTCACCGTGCTTTTTCGTAGCCGCTGCCAGCCGCTGTACTTCCGCGGCAATCACTTTCTGGCGCGCTCGGGCAGAAAGAGAATTCGAGAATTTCCGCATGGCTGGCTGTACACCAGCGCTCGCTTCCATCTGCTCGAGCCGTTTGCGCAGTTCAGAAATTTCGGATTCGCGGCGCCGATTGTGTTCCAGGTTCACTCCGGCCGCAAATTGTTCTTCACCTTCGCGCATGGGTACTCCCTGCACTACGGGCACTGGTTCTTCGATTACTACTTGGGTATTACTGGGTGATTCGGGCATTGCAGTTCTCCTTTGAAAGTCTCACTTAGTTACCCCACTTCTCAGCCGCACCAAAGTTGATTCCACCAGCCTGGGCCGCAAGCAAGTTCCTGAATTCCTGTGCTGCGGGGCTCACCGTGCGCAGCACTCCACTGACGCCTATGCGGTATTGCGATTCGAGTTCGTCCGCGAAGTCATCGGCTTTGCGTTGCCGATCTTCGGCGTCCAGCGCCATCCACGCAAGCATGTGGTTCTGCCAGTTCACCGGATTCGCCGCTTGCTGCGCGTTGTAACACCGGATCGCGCCATGCAAGTCGCCAATCTCCGCGATCGTGCGCCAGGGTCCACACGGCATCATCATGTAGTCACCGCGTTGTGGGTAGGCTGCGAGGAGCCGTGTGCGTTCGTCCTGCGCTTTCTCGCTCTCCCACTTCTCGCGTGTTCCCCAACAGGCTGCCGGATACCAGCGCTGCAAGATCCAGCCTTTGACTTGGTACCGCGGCACCCAAAATTCACCTTCCTCAATGCGTTCAGGAACAATGTCGGTCGGGCGAGTCGTGTCTGTGATCGCATCCACCGCGCCGGGATTTAAGCGGTTCATTCGTCCAAAGCAATGAATGCGGCAGTTTTGCGCGAGCACAACACGCCAGATCGGTTGCCCATCTGGGCTGAGGCCGCCATACTCCGCGAGGTCGCGGTTGATCTGCGGTGGCGTGTCGCGCTCTGGGCGGTCTTCGTACATTACTCGCTCGTGGGAGGCGCTGGAACGTTGTAGTTTTTGTTGCTATCTGGTTTGGTGATGACGAGTTCCATTTCACCTTCTTCGGGTTGCGTGAAACCAGCGGGACCGCGCCGGCGTGCTTCCACCTTCCACGCAATCTGCTCCATTTCATGAAGATATGGAATGTTCGAAGGATGATAAGACCCGCACTGAGCAACGCGAAAAGTAACTACATTTCGTGAACTCTGAAACATGTCCGCCCGGCAAATGATTCGTTCTTCGCAGTTCTGCCCAACTACGATATTGCCTGCTTTGCACGTATGGCAGAGCCCCTTACCAGCTTTCGGAGTGCCGCCTTGAATTTTGATTTGCAGTGCCATTACGCTCCTTCGGTCTGCATCACTTTCCCAATCTCGCGTGCGAGCAGCCGCGCATCAGCCAGCGTGAACACTCGCGCGCCAGGGTCGGGAGTATGCAGAATGTGAATCTGCTTGATCTCTCCGCCTTTGCCTTTGTAGTACAGGTCAAAGGCTTCTTTCGGGATTACGATTTCTTCGGCCATAAAAACGCGCCGGGTTTATAAGCCCGGCGCGGCTCTCTCTTTCTCAGGTTCCCCGTTTAGACGGGCGCGCTCATTGAGGGCGTCACGCCGAGGCTATGGATGATTCCATGTGCCCAGGGGAAGTTGGTGTAGTAATTGTATGAATCTTGATAATATAAATCACGTTCAGACGTCGCTTGTCCGGCGCTGTAACGCGGCCACCAAAGCCCGTTGAGCGTGCCAGGGATAAACTTCTGGCTGCCCGGATAGCGGACTCGCTTGAGATACATCCCGCTGGCCCAGTACATGCGGTCGCTGGCGGCTGTCGTGTCGATCTCCACCATGTCGGTGCCGATCTTCCACTCGTCGCTCAATTTCGGCGACATGTTGAAGTTCGCGAGTTCACCGTTGGTGGACATCAGCGTGGTCTTGGCAAAGCCAAGCTGCCGAGCTGTCGACTGCTGCGAGATGTAGGTGTAGTAGAAACGGTTCCCGATTTCGATGTCCGGGCCAGAGTTTTGTTTCTGGCGAACGTCGAGCGCGAGAATCATTCCAAGCGTCAGTGGCGAACTGTTGGCATTGACGCCTGCGGCCTGCATCTGAGCCAGGTTGCGCGAGATGCCGTCCATATCGCCCACGTTCGACGTGGAGATGATGTACTGCAATCCCTGCGGGCCTAGCGGAGCGCCGGAGGTCGAGCCCATGAGCAGGAAGGACGAGCCAGCCACGAGGCCAGCCGGAGCCGCGTCCAACTGCACGGTGTCAATGGTTGCGCCAGTCGAGTTCGACTTAGCGAGGACTGCCGGCGTGCCGACAATGTTGTACTGGCCGCTCGCGTCGGTCACGGCATACTGGTTGTTGAGATCCAGCAAGCGGTTGCCGAAGGGAGACGAAGCCAGCGGCACGGTCGCGCCACCAGCGTAGGTGGCGTCGACGGTTGCCACGATGCCCTGGTTGTAGCCCTGGGTCAGCGTGTTGCGGACGTGGGCCATTTTGTCTTTCGCATTCGAGACCATGCGGGAAATCGGTTTCACGATCTCCAGCCCGGCCGACTTCTCAATCCGTTCCATCAATTCAGTTGCGGCGAACGCGATCAAAATCGGGATCGGTGCCACGATGAACTGTTGGTATTCCGGCCCAGTGCCTTCAGGATATCCGCCGCCATCGGGATTGTAGAAAGCTCCCTGGCCGCCCTGATCGAACTGAATCGGGTGACGATATTTCTCTTTGCCCATATCCTTCGCACCGAACTGCTGGAAGCGTTTGTCAATACCGCGGTCCAGGTTCTGCGAGGAAGCCACCATGTCATCAACAACCTGCAACATGATTGGCAATTGCGATTGTGCTGTCGTGTAATTCGGAACAGGCATAGATTGGTCCCCTCTCTTCTAATTCCGCAGTTCTAACCGTCCAGCAATCGAAAGGGTGTCGGAGGTTATTGGTTGGGAGTCAGCTTTCTCGCGGTGACAAAGCTGCTGTTGGCACTGCTTGCGGGTCTCGCGGCGCACTCGCGCGGCGGGATAAAGAGGGTACTAACCACCATACTTCTTTTTGGCCCTCAATTCCATTACAAATTCCTCACGTTCCTTCGGAGTCATCCCAGCGTAATCTTTATCTTTCTTCGCTTCCGTTTCTGCCCAGGTGCGGAGTTGGTTGTCATCCATTGCTGCCGGAGTGACGGTGGCTTGGCTATGCGGTTCGACACGGGCAACGCCAGCGGCCGGAGCCGCGGGCTTTTTGCCTGCTGCCGCCCGAATGCCATCCTGAATCTCTTTTACCCGGGCATTCACGATCTTTGGAAGGTACTTCGCCGTGAGGGTTGTCAATTCAGCGACTCGCGCGTCTTTGCCGGCTGGCCCAAGAGCTTCCAGACTGGCTAGTTTCGCGCGATGTACGGGATTGCCCATGATCGCCTCATTGAGTTTTAAATAGCAACGCATTCCGAAGTCAGTCACGTTTGATGGCTTCTGGGTTTGCGGGTTAATCCACTTGTCGCTAAGAACGTAGTCCGGGAGGTATTCGCCACGCTCTTTCATGGCGTTTACCATCGTGTCGATCTGCGTGGTGATGGTCTGCGTCCAGGCACGGTCGACGTCGCGGTTCAGCGCAACCCGCGCTGCCTTGCGCGATTCGGTTGTCTGTTTGCCTTCCTTTGCGTCGAGGGCGCGCTGGCGCTCTTCCAATTGCTGCTGCAATGCCTTCTGCTGTGGCGTGGCATCTGGCGGCAGAGCCGGAAGTCCTGCGGGCGTTTCTTTGGCTGTCAGCCGGTTAAGGACGAAATCGAATGCCGCTTTCTCATACTCGGCGTTTTCGAGAGCATCGGCATCGGCTGCGCGCAGTTCTTCGCTGGCATAGCTTCCCGCAAGACGGGCTTTCAGCGTTGCGATTGTGCCAGTGACCGAGTTATTTAAGTCCTCGATCGCTGTCGCGCCAGCCCTGCGCACAAACGGTTGGAAATCAGCACCGAGCTTCGGCTTGCCGTTCTCGAGGATTTCCTTGCCTTCCCCGTCGCGCTCTTTGAACATCTCAACGGTTTGATCCCACGCGGTTCCAATCATCTCGGGATCTTCCGCGCTGAGCATCCAGTTGGTTTGCAGGCTTACCAGGCGATTCGCATGGTCAACGGCAAAGCGCGCTTCCTCGGGAGTGCTCACGATCTCCAGCACTGGCTTGGCCGCTTCGTTCTCGCGTGCCATGCTCATGATCTGCTCTTTGAGTTCGGGAGCCTTGTCAAGCACCGCCTTAAATTCGGGGCTCTTGGTTGTCCACTCCTCAATCGCTGCCGGCGTTGGCGCGGCAACTGCTTCTGCGGGCTTTGTCTCGGGCGGTTTCTCCTCGCCTTCGACTTTCTTGGCTGCTTCCGCGATTGCGTCGGGCGGCTCTTCTGCCTTGGGCTCAATCATCCCATGACGTTCGGAGCGGAGTCGTTGCGCTTCTTCGGGATGCGCGGTGGCCCATGCAGCCTGATCGACACCGAATTGCTCAATGCCGTCTTCGTTGTCGGGATACTTCGTCGAGTCCGGCGGAGTCGCGGAGTTGATTGGATCAAACTTCGCGGGCGCTGCCGGAGCTGCGGGTTGCGCTGCTACCGGTGCCGCCGCAGCCGGTGGAGCAGGAGTTGCGGGCGCTGCTGGTGCAGGCGGTGCGGGTGCCGCTACGGGCGCAGGAGCGCTAGGCGCTGCCGGGGCCGCTGGTGCGGGTGCTGCTGGCGCTGCGGGAGTTGCGAGATCTGGCATAACTATTTTCCTCCAGGTGTTGCGTTAGGTTTTACGGTGAAATCGGCGATGCTCTTCATGTAGAGCCGCCCATATTTATCCAGCCAAAGAACCTGCCAGCCATCCAGCAAGAGCGTTCCTGCGGGATAGTGCATCAGGTTCCGAGAAACTTCGAGTTCGCGGCCCACTATTTCTCCTCAGACGTTTTGTGCGCAGTGACACACAACTCTATGCGATCAACACAGGTAAAGTGAGAACCGTCCCGGTTGCGACACATACGACCAATCTCTGCGCCACATTTGGGACACTTTACCGATAGAAAAACTTGCTTGTTCTTCCGTTTTTCAGGGGGGATCAATTTTCGTTGTTTCACTTGCCTCCCATAACGGCCTTTGTCGCATCGATCGCCGCGTCGACTACCTTGCCAGCCGCATCTTTCTGTCCGGTGATTGTGCCCTTGGTGAGCATCGGATCGATAGTTGCGAGCCGCGCGAGTTGGTCGCTCATTGCTACGGCGAGCTTTTGCAGTTCTTGGACTGCCGCCATCATGCCAGGGTCGGGCGCCGGAGGCTTCGGCTGTCCAGCCTGTGTGACAGCCAACTGCCGTGCCGAGGCTTGCTGTGCAACCTTCATATCCATGTCATCCAGTTCGTCGTAATACTGGTTAAGCATGATCCACGCTTGCGGGTTCTCAACGCGCAACGTAAAGTGCTCCAACATGTAACGCTGTGTGACGGCCTTTGCAACGGGGAAATTCTCAGCCTTGGTCGGATGTACAGGCAATTGCGTGCCTTGGCTTCCATCGGGATTCATGGTCACTTCCGGCCCTTGCTCGATGATGGTCTGGATGTCGCACTCGGTTTTGAGCCGCTGCGCTTCATCCGGAAGTACCGAGCCAGGCAACATCGTGCTGAGTGCAAGATCCTGATTCGCTGGCACCGAGAACCACTCCACCGCTAGCGGGTTGCCTTTCTCGATTGAGGCGTACATGGTTTCAATGGCCGTGCGGATTTCGTCAGGCGATACGGGCAAGTTCTGATCTTCGTCAATTGAGAATTCGACTTCGCCTTGCATCGACTCCCAGTCCACTTCTTTGTTCTGGAAAGCGCCGCCGCGCTCTTCGATCACATCCCAAATCTTTGTGACTGCGCCAGTCTTCATCAGCAATTGCAAGCATTCGATAGCGTTCTGGCTGGCTGCAGCGTGTTCGTCCTGAACGTTCTCCCAATAGGGCTTGAGCGTCGTGGCTGCGCGCGCGAGCTGTAACTGCTGGCCGCCGAGGGTTTCTACATCGTCCTGGGTACCTTGCCCACTCAACTGCCGCGGAATGCCGATGATGATTTCGCAGAACGTCATCAGCATCATGGGATAGCCCCACAATGCCGGGTTAATCGGGAGATCAAAATGGGCAAGCAGTTCTGTCATTGGTCGCGGTTCGCCATTGATCCGCATCGGCACAGGTGTCAGCGTGCCCGCCGGCACTGCCTTGCCACTCATTTTCTCGGTATCGATTCGCGCTGCATCTGCAAAGTTCAAACCGAGCGCCGCACGCGATGCCCAATCGTCCAGAATCCACATCACGCGGTTGAACCGCGCATTGAAACTTACTGCTGTGTTCGCGAGCGCGCTGCAGTAAATGCCTTGATTTGCGTAGAGCGCACAGTGGCTCCATTCCTTCACTAGAACCGCTTCCCGGATGTCAACAACCAGTTCCCCAACCATCGCCACTTTTAGCCCATCAGGGAACTTCGCTTTCATGCGCTGCGCAAAGGCCGGATCGCCTTTCTTGTTGTAGGCCATCGGCGTAACCCAAACTTCTGAGTACGTTGGGTTTGACAGCGCATTGTCTGCTGCCATTCCGCCGATAGCACTGATTGCGTCTGTGCGTGCTAATTTTTCGGCGCTGGCGTTTGGAGTTGTGCTGGTTTCTGCGCCTGCCTGGATCTGCGTATAGAGTTGTGGGAACATCTGACGCGCTTCACCAAGATCAATCTCGCAATCTTTTGCGAGAATCGGCGTCTTCGTCAGTGCATCATCGCCCTTGGCTTTCGGGTCCGCATCGATCTCGATCGGAGAGTGTAGCGTCCACTTCACGCCCGCCCGCGGCACTCGTTTCACGCCAAGCGATTTCAGAGAAGTGCGGTTTCCTTCGCCGGCGCCGTAGTAGCTTTCCTGCCCCATGAACGCGCCGCAGTTCGGGCACTCCATACCATCAGGCGACGTTGCAGGAGTTTCCATGCCGCACTTTGGGCAAGTGTAGTGAGGCTCGGACTCAATCTCCATGTCCGTAAACTCTACCTGCTCGTCGTAGCCGAACATGTTGCCGTCGATCGAGGCGCGCGTGTAGCGGAAGTAGGAGCCGAACAAGTAGAGCATTTCGAACATCGAACGCACCATCTTGCGCATCCGGTTCTTCTGCTCAATGATGCGGATTGCTTCGACGGCCGCTTTCGCGGTCACAGTGTCTTTGAGGCTTGGATCTGAGTTTCGAGGCTTGATGATTGTCTTTGGAACCGCACGGCTCATCGTGCCGGTAAAGACGTTGCAGAACATCAGAGTGAGCGGGTTGATCCAGCGCTCGAGGTCGGTGTCCTCGCCGTTGTCGTTGTCCTGGGAGCGAGCCCAAGCCAGCGCGTCATACCAGCAATTTGTGGCCGTATCCCACCGAATAACTTGGACGCCTTTCCAGTAGAAAACGTTCTGCATCCACTGGCGGAAACGCTCTAGGCGGTCCTGCGCCCAACCACTCCGATACTCAGTGATGGTTTCAACGAGCATCTTCTGATCTTCGGGAGTGACGTCGTTGAGTGTGAAGTAAAGGCTTTGCGGATCGACCGGAGAAGGATTGTCCTTGCTCGTCTCGGCAAAATCCTGCGCCGGACCTCCACTGTTGTTCTGTGGAGGTGGCAACATATCCGGTGATGCGCTAAAGCCTACTGAGAGGCCCATCTACATGACCCTCGCTTTGAACTTCTGATTTGGCAGCTTTCCGCCGCCGATGTTGGCGTGATCGAAGCGGGTTAGAACGCGGTCAAATGGCGTAGTGAAATTGATTGGCGCTTCCTCTGACGCCTTCTCTGGCGCCGCAACCAACACTGGCTTCGGCGGTTCTACCACCTTCGGCTTTTCCAGCAACAATTCGAGCAGGTGCTTGCGCTCCGCTTCGGATGCCGCGAGTTGCTTCCGAAGTTCGTCGACGAGTTCTCTGCTTACCCAGGGCCAGCCCATCGCTTTTAATCCCACTCAGTAACGATCACGCCGCCAGCATTCGCGGAGTTCGTTGTCAGTTGGAGAATCACCGTTCCATTCGCGCCAACATAGTTGCCTTGACCGCCGTGGACACGGCCATCGGTTCCACCGAAGACAATCGGCTCATAGGCTTGTCCTTGGACTCCGGCAACCGGCGGGAGCCAAGTTTGGAGCGCTTGCGGATCTGCCTGTGCGGGAATCACCCCAGGGGCCAGAATCGGGATTGGCGGTTGTGGCGGCTGCGTGTCGATGTAGTAGCCCTGCAACCCCTGGAAGACGCCGTTGTTGTAGCTCGGGTCTTCGATCACTTCCACCTTGGAGCTCATCATGGTGAGCGGGATGTTTGTCATCGCTCCGCCCTGAGCGTTGATCGCGTAGTTTCTTACTCGTGGATTCGTCTGTGACATGATGCCCTCCAGAATTTAACGGGGCTTATATTTTTCGGTCGTATTCCGAGTCCCGAGAAAGTTCTAAGCCCCTTCGACCGCAGTGATGCCGCGGCGCGAACCTTTATTTCCCCCAACCAAACAACACAGAAACCACTGGCTGATAGCCGGTTCCGCCAGCCACCGAGGACTTGATAACGCGCACGGTCGGCATGGCATACCAGCTACTCCCGGCTTTCAGTTTGATTGGCACGCCCACTCCTGTACTCCATGCCCATCCGGTATTCGAGCCGGTGAACGAGATCCCTGCCGAAGTCGGCACGAAGACTGGAGTATTACCAATCTTGAATAACTGTTGTGCGACGCCCATGCCCACATTCGACGTGACCGTGAACGGGTGAACGTTCTGCGGGAGCGCATCGTAGACGCCAAAGGCGTAGGTACCGGAGCCATCATTCACCAGATGCGCAAAGAGCGCCGTTCCAGCAACCGCCGGCGAGCCAGCCTGGTTCCATGAGACGCCAGCCGCATAGAGGTTCTGTAGCGGTTGAGTCTGCTGCGCAAAGACGGCAACACACA